TTTATCTTTTCCAAAAAATTTACCTGATTGTCCGTCTAGGATATCAAAAGAAGTAACAGAAGGATAATAACTAAAACAATTCCATAGCTCCAACTCATCAAGTCGCATCCTAGGTACTTCTTTAACATCAAATCCTCTTTGAATGAATGCTGAAATAGGGAGACGATAGAAGATAGCACCGTTCTCCATAATCGCATGAAAGAGGATCGGACGCCCTGTAATACTAGCCAACCCGAATATAATGCAATCTTCAGCTTCGTCAAAGTGCTCCTTGAGATCATAGAGATATTCTCTCCTGATCTGTGCATACATCACAGGGATATTCGCATTCAGGTAGGCCATAATAAATCATTAGAATATAATGGCGCCAATAACTATACCTACTACAACTGCAGCTATAGTTACTTTGTGATCTAACCAAAGTTTTTGTATTTGTGTTTTCATTTTTCCTCCGTTTATTTGTTTG